ATCTTTAATCGGTTTGAACGTGTCTTGAATTGGCGTGCCTTTTGGTTTGCTAGTATTATACCGAATATCAATTCCTGGAGGAAGTCTATCGGCATAAACCGCCATACCTTTCATGTATTGAGTATCATCTACCGAAATTCGAACTTGGGCATATCTCTTACCACCAGGAAGAGTAAGATCATCAACACCTTTACGAAGCTCGATTAATCCATCTTTATCTTCTCCGCCATCTTCTCTATAAGCAACCTTTATTCTTTTCGAAGAAACACTCACTGGTGGCTTTATTCCCAAATAACTTCTACCACCATCTTCTGAATGTTCTTCTGGAAGCTTAATTTTATCTTTGTTAGTCACTACATCTTTATAAGTAGTTTTAGGCGGAGCTAAAACTTTAACAGTTGTTTTTTTATCAGTTCCTAATTGATCAACCTGAATATTAATTACTTTATAGCCTTCATTCTCTAAAGCTTTAATGCTCGTGTCTAATCTCGTTTTACTAATGCCTAAACGAGCTTCGGTTCCAGCCCCGATATCAATATAATTATTCTTTCCAACTGCAGAACGAAGCATGTCAGATGTGTTTTTAGTTATCTGAGATCTTTCTTGAATTTCTTGGTTTCGAAGGGATCGAACAGTAGATTCGTTCATTCCCAATCTTTCACCAATGGCATTATTACTCATACCTTTATCAACAAGACGTTGAACTGCCGCTACATCTGAAGCACGCTTTTCTGCTTTTTCTAATGACCTTTGAGCGCGAAGCTGCGCAATAGACATCCCAAGTGCTTGCGCTCTTTCTTTTTCACTAAATCCTTTTCTTCTTAATACGTCATCTCTTCCAGAAATACTAGTGGAACTCTGATGCGGATCTTCGCCGGACCCCCAAGGATAACGCCCTGAGCGTCTTGGAGTGCCATAGTGCTTTATGTAATCCATTCAGGGCTCCTTCTTTTACTAGGGGGGTCATTTTTACAACTGCTTTATGGCGGAAATATGTTTGTCGGCTCGAATGATCACAGACATTAACTCTTCAATGGAATCTGGCTCATGAACTAAAACCTCATCATTTTGATAAATTCGTAGTTCAATATCAATGTCTATTGGATTGACTGAATACTCTAAACAAAATAAAGCAGCATAAATTTCCAACTGCGTCATGGAGGATTTAGTTACGCCAGTTTTTAAATCATGAATTCTTAAAAGATTTCGATGAAAAGATATAGCATCTGCAGTGCCAAAACAATTAACGCTGTATACTAAAATTTGTTCTGGCGTCATCCTATAACCAATTGCATCATTAACAAACATGTTTAATGTTTTTTCGGATCTTGGTAATTTTACACCTAACTCTATTGCTTCCTTCGCAAAGGCGTGCAAACGAGTTCCTCTTTTAACTGCTTCCCAATTATTGTATGAGGTTTCTAATTTTTCCAAACTATAGTTTACCCAATGATATTTACTAGGACTTAGAAAAGCATGATCATCTTCAGCGTATTCGTAATGCTTGTTGAAGATCATTGATGACCTCTTCTTCGTTTTCGGGAGAGATAAAACTGGCAAACGTCATTTTTTCATTAATTAAATTAATATAGTATCTTTGATTGGGCTGCTCATGAGCATCTATGTGCCTTTTGCATTCTAAAGCCGCCCAACGATCTTTATATAAAATCAAAATATCTGGAAAACCTTGAATATATGAACCATCCTGAACCAAAACAAAACCATCAGGCTCAACCATTGCGCGCAAAGTTCGAATTATGTAACTTTGAAAGCTAGATTCTCTTTTTGGCATGGCTTTTTTCTCCAAAAGGACAAAAACTAAGATGGCATGTAACAAAAACAGGAAAGGAGCAGGACTTTTCGCTTTAGGCGGTTAAATCTACTTAACCGATCATCCGCCGTAAAACGGAAAGTCCTATTCCTTTCCATTAGAGGGCATGTTTTTCACGCGAATAGAGCTTCATACTCTCTTTCATTGAAGTTGCGTTTATTATCTAATGCTTTTGCGATGCTACGATCGATGAATGCTTCGGATTTAATGTAATAATAATATAAATCTTCGAAGGGCGTGTTCAATCGATTAATTCTACCCTCAGCTTGAACTTTAATTTTATATGAATAATTCTGAGAATAGAATAACATCGCATTGGTTGCTGTGCAATTCCATCCTTCTGCTCCAGCAACGTATTGAACCAAGTACACCCACGAATTGCTTGGCGGAATTTGATTGTGATGATGGCCATTCCATTCCGCAAACCGAATTCTTTTGGATTCTAAAAAGTCACGCAAAAGATACAACTCATAATTAAAATTATAAAAGACTATAAGTTTTTGATGTTTTTTATAAGCTGCATATAATAACTCGGTTCGAGATGGATGACTATTAACAATCTTTCTCTGAACATAACATAATTCTGCCGCATTCTTAATGGGCTCATTCTTATAAACGTTCCAACGTTTCTTCGTAACGACTTCCATTAAATCTTTGTCATATTCGGACAATAGATTTTCCTTATGAATGTGAACAGGATGTTCATACGACATCGGAACGACTATGGAATCCCGATGAGCAATTAATTGTTCAGTGTTTATGTAATGATCGATTTTTGGATATTTAGCAAATCGACTATAAACAACATGTTTAATTATGAATTCTGTTTTGTTCTTGTAAAATCCATTAGCAATAAACACTGAAATATAATCGACCCACGTATCGCCAGGGGTTGCTGTTAATAATATCCAATGATTCTTTTTGGTAATTTTAAGAAAAGCTTTTGACCAAGCCCCATAGCCAACAAGTCGCTGTTCATCAAAAATAAAGAACGCATTTTCAAGATCAACATATTTACTTATGTTATTCCATGAATCAACTATGACCTTGACCCCGCCGATTGAAACCTCTTGATTTGTGGATAGGGCAAATCTCGCGCACTCACTATCCCATTCCAATCGATCCCTTTTCGAAGCCGTTGTAATTATACATAAAGTAACGTTGTTTTTAGGTTCGGATAATGGATTGATTGTACCCCCAAGTTCATATAAATAATAGTACGCGAGTGCAGTAATAGATTTGCCGGAACCGACGCCACCTTGTAAGATGGCGCCAGTCCGCAGCTGGTCGAGCACTCGTCTTTGATGCTCGCGAAGCTCAACCATCCCAATCCTCTCCTAAGAGAAAAGCCACGCAGTACAAGAGCAAAGCCCGCACATAACGAAAAACACAAAGATCAAAACCATCCACCCAATTACACTAAAGAAGCTTGACTTCTTCTTTGGCGCTGGTGATGTCCATCCAAAAGTCTTAACTACATCGCTTGATCGACGACCACTTCGCACAACTACTTCTTGAAGGTCATCCGCTCGACGACCAGTCATCTTTTCCTCACTCCTCAAACATCTAGGTCTTCGTGTACTGCATTTTCAGCAGCTCTTATTATCGGCTCGGCCGAATCTATCTCCGAATACTTCTCTGCAAATTCGTCCTCCTCAATAGTCACATACATCGACTTGAGATAGGCCTTAATCCCAGTATTATTATTAACAACCCAGGAATATGGTCTGATGATTAGATCAACATACTGAATCTCAGCCCAATCGAGCATTCCAACTTCTTCGGACGCGAGACGAGTTTTATTCTTTTTTGTCACTAGAATAATCGAAGGGGGATAATTATCAAAGGAGACTGAAACCTGCATGTAAGCTTGAGGCTCCTCCCCTTCTGCTCGACCTTCAAGCCAACGAACATTCCATCCCTTGGCTTTAAGATCATTAGCTAAATCGGTGTCAAGAAGAACGCAAAAGTTACGCTTTCCTTCAGGATTAAACTGAGTTTGGTTTCCGCTAAAATTACGAAATATTAATTTCGCGTCTTCTAGCACCAATTTATCGTCAAGCATCGATGTCCCTTTCATATGAAGGATTGCTCCGTTTGAGATCTTCATTTTATGAACTCTTCTAAATCACCAAACTCCGATATTGTTTTCTTTGCATCTTCAACTAACTTGTTGTGATGCCCATAATCTACTGGAATTTTAAGTTCTTTGACGGTTTCTACTTCCAACCAACGATATCCCTTTGTGCCTGCGGCAGCATAATACTTCCCATCTTTTTCTCTCATAAGAAGTCCGCCACCATATCCAGACATGACCGGAACGAAAGCCCCGACCTTCCCAACAAAGGTATAGTTGTGCTCATCCTCTGGAAGATCTTCGTTCAAATCCAAATACAACGCCGATGTGACAGCTTTAATCTCTACAAGATCATCAATTTCAATTGGCTCTTTTGTAAACAACATTTTGTATACATACGGATTCTGGAATTGTGCGCCTACAGCTTTCCATTTATCTCCTGCTTTGGCAATATATACAGCATCATTCACCAAACAGAATTTATCATACGTTTCTTCATGCTCAAACGTATACCCATATTTCTTTCCAAAATCTATAATATCTTTGATGATCTCTGGGGTTGCATCTGGTATCTTTATCGAATCGGTCTTGATATGAGCAACGATGAAGCCTTGCTCCTGAACGGCTTCTTTCAGATCCACCATAAATAACGCGCCTCTTTTGGCTACGATATTATCTATGTTACGTGAATCTTTAAATTTATTTGGAAAATTAGCCGAAGTAAGACCGTATACAATGTTGATTACAATCTTTAACGCATATGCCAGGTTTTCGGTTTGGTCTTCGTTTTCGAGGAACTTAGCCAAAGACCCGTTGAACATTTTTCTAGCCTTGGCGAGTTGTCTATTTTTAATTGCCACTCTCGCATCAACAAGTTCCTTAAATTTATCAGTATAACTACCGAAAAGATTAAGTTTGATGATGCTAGTAGGATGCATAGATACAACATCCAAGAGGGCAACATTACTATAGATTCCGGGTTCTCCATAGACATAACCACCTTCCCCGGTTTCAATACCCTTATATGTACTCTTTCCATGCTCAAATTTATATCCAGGAAACATCTCTGATAAATCTGTATATTTAAACTTTTCTTGTGGCGCTTTGTCGGAGCCGAACATTATCTTAGCTGCGTGCTGTTGGGTTGTACAATTTACAGTCAACCCACTTAATTCAGCTAGAATCTGCCTAGCTGTCCAATCAGCACTTAAGTGATTGAATGTGGCCTCAGTTGCAAGAACATCATATACACAATAATCAGCAACCGTTTCCCAGTGTGACTCTTCGACTGGTTCATCCCAAG